TGATAAGTGCTGGCTGTATCGTACGGGCCAATATAATTAAGCCCCCAATTTTTTTGGTCGGTGATTGAACCAAAATCATTGTTGCCGTTGAAAAACACATGAGGGATATTCTGGGCTAGAAGTTCTTGATGGAATGTCCAAATATCGTTGTGTGCTTGTTGAGTTTTAGCTTGCCAATCAAGGCCGATTATATAGTTACGATATCTTTCTTGTGCTTCTTGCGGGACATGATCGATACCACTGCCATTGACTTGATAATAAATGCCATTATACAACCATTCTTCGCGCTCCCAGGTGCTCCATTGTATAACAACTAAAATATTTTGTAGGTTATTTTTTTGTTGTGCAAGCCAAGCACGGGCAGTTCTTAGTATTCTAGCATTTGAACTGGCACTTTCGGCCTCGCATTGGAATCCAGCGTTAAGAGAAAGACTCAACAGTTTACCCCAAGTGACCTGAAGATTCTCTGGATGCGGCAATCGCCCTAGATAATATAACGCAGGATCGTCTTCAGCAAATGCATGAGCATTTACTGCTTCGGCACCAGCGGTATGACTATCACCATTGACATACAAAATCATAATGCATTTTCTTTGGCGTAACGACTCAGTTCAATACCCCAGGCTGCTTGAGCATCAGCGCCATAATGAAATGGATCTCCGGCATTGGCTGAAATATAATTTGATTCAAACCATTTGGCCATGCATCCGTCGGCATTGTATGGCTTGTAAAAGTTTCCATGCCAATCATGCTGATCAACGATGGTGTCAAAATTATTATAGGTGGTCCAAAACAAGTGTCGTATACCACATTCATGTAATTTTAAATGCATAGCATGTATTCTGTCATGCCATAACTGTGTCATCTTACGATAATATTCACCGGTCAGCGTGGTTTTCCATTTGTTAAATCTGGCCTTCATTGGTTCTGGCATGCCAAAGTCCGGGCCGCCACACACACTAATGTTGTTGTAGAGCCAAGGCCATTCTTCTCGTTCAAAACTGGTCCAGCCAACAAATAGCATTGTACCAGGTTCCCAACGAGTATCGGCTAAGAAATAGTCTATATGATTTTCAATCCAGTAGTTACTTGCACCATTCTTGGCCCAACAACTAAATGACTCACTAAATTGCCGACTAAACACTACAATCATGTTGTCAATATCCACTGGCTGTTCAGACTCAGTGCAGGCAGGATATAGATTACTGTCGCCAATGGCTAAAATCATGATACTTCAGACCTTCCGTCACCAATATTTCGTGATTTGACCACACGGTCACGTTCTGGATCCATGGCTTTGTATTGCTCGTACGTTTCCAACACAATGTTACGACACACAGCAGTAAACCAACGATCTACTACATCACTATCGGTATCTTTGGGATTCATCTGATAACCAGCACGAACAAGGTTAGCTACAAACTTGTCATTCCAATCAAGTTCAAACGCACCATTTTGCATGTTCTCAGGATCAACCTCCATACTGAGAATAGTCACATAGGGCTCACCCTTTTCTGTGGCCAATTCTTTGGCAGTTTTTTCTACCTTCTTGGGCTTAGGCTCAGCCTTGATTTCTGGCGGTTTCTTTTTAAAGCGATCAAATAGGCCCATTGTATTCCTTGTTAGGTTCTTGTATTGCCGTAGTGTAGCACAGCAACGCCGGGCATGTCAAACGGCAACTTGCGCCACGGATCAACGATGATACTGCCAGATTCAATTTTGCAGTACGGTTGTGTATCGGGTGTGTTGCCGGTGTATTCGTAAGTGATCTTTCTATTGTGTGCCCATAAAAATATCGCGGGTCCGTCAATGGTGTCTAAGCAATGAGCACGATCGTCAGCCAATGGATCAACGTAGACCACAGGCAATCCGGCTTCACGAATATAGAATCCTACCAAGGTGCTGTAACTACCGATACAGTATTCAACGTCTGGCTTGTAGGCCTTACCGTGAATCACAATTGGTAAACCGTGTCGTTGTGCCTGATCAATTAAAAACAATGCCAAGTTCTTGGCCTGAATTTCTCTGGCATGCATCACAGTGTCAAATAAGTCGTAGCCAATGTTGTATTCTTCTGCCAACCAACGCAGAGCGATGTTGTCACGTGGATGGCAAGCACCTGCATCGCCCATGCCAGCTGTCATGTATTTAGGACCCATGATACGCATTGTGCTTCGTGCTAAAGCATTTGTAACTACATCCACATTGATATGACCAATCTTCATAGCGAAGTCTTGAATCATGTTTACCAGACCAACTTTGGCTGAAATAAATGTGTTGTAGAAAATTTTAATGGCTTCGCATTCATCCCATGTGCCAATTTCATAACGTGGATTGTTCTGCATGATTGTTTCGTACAAGTCTCGCAGTTCGCCAGCAACTCCGGTTAGGTTGCCATCTTCGGTGCCCAACATAATCATTTCAGGATTGACCATGTCCCACTTGACTGACCCCATAGCAATCAAATAAGGATTGTAAACAAACTGATGTTTAGTATCCAGCAACGGAACAAACTTATTACGAGTCGTTCCTGGTAACACGGTAGAAATTAGCACTACTTTTTTAGGTGTAGTAGCGTGTTGGTTTACTTTGTTGATAGCATCAATCACTGCATCATGCCCAAAGTCCTTAGGAGTCATATGGCTTGACGGAACCGATCCATCGTAACCTTCAGCGTGTGGAGTAGGAACAGCAATAAAAATCCACTCGCTTTCGTTGACTACTTCACCGATGTCACACACTTTTACTGTATTACTAACCCGTGGATGAATGTCGTACCCACGAACTTCATGCTTTTCAGCAAATACTTCTGCACAGTCTAATCCTAATTTTCCAATTCCGATGAATCCAATTTTTTTCATGTAAGTCCTTAAAGATAAATGATATAATAATTTATCCGTGTTTTGACCGGTGATTAAGATTTCTTGAACACTGGAATAGGATTCATTTTGTGTAGGCTACGGCTACGAATAGCACGATAACTGTCAAGATTGTGTTGTTGTGTGCTGTTGGCAACTGGAATCTTACCTAGATCTTGTTGCATGGCCAATTCTAGATCAGCATAGCTGAGTCCGCCTAGTTGATCTTGATCTGTGCGACCGTCATCCCATAAGCCATCCGTGGGTGCCGCATCAATAATTTCTTGTAACACACCCAGCTCACGACCCATCTGCCATACTTCAGTTTTAAAACAATCAGCAATGGGACTAATATCTACACCGCCATCACCGTATTTGGTATAAAATCCCACACCAAAGTCTTCTACTTTGTTACCGGTACCTACTACAATACCTTGAACCGTTTGTGCAATTTGATATAGTGTAACCATACGCAGGCGACTACGGCTATTGGCCAATCCTAGCAAGTTTGGATAAGTGGCTAACCGACTTTCAAACTCATCAAAGGTCGAAGTTAAATCAATAATATCATGTCGCACATTGTCAAAGCGTTCGGTTAACCAAGCACCTTGACGCATACTAAGATCGTGCAAATCCGGACGTTGACGAATTGGCATGGTCACGGCTACTGTATTCATGCCAGTTTGAGCACATAAGGCACTGACCACAGCCGAATCAATACCGCCACTGATGCCCACAACTAAGGATTTTATGCTGGCCTGTTCAGCGTAGTTTCGAATCCAATCAGTAATACGATCCTGTAAAGGTATTGATGTAGAAGAGTTTGTCATTACGTTCCTTAAATCCAATGTTGTGCTAATACCATTAGGCTCAACCAAGCCCACATGGTGTTAAATCCTACGAGCGTCGGAAGTGCTTTTTTGCGACTTGCCCAAATAAGTGTTACACTGGTTAACAGTGTTAGGTAATACAATTCCCAGATTTGGATACCAAAGATCAATCCCGGAATGATGATGATTGCCTTGGCCAACCAACTGACAAATTCTACAGTATTGTATCCTGTCCAATATTCTTTGGTAAACCACATCATGTAACAGTCACGCATGTTGCGCCAACCACTGTGACTATAACTAATAACCATTAATACTAACCATACACCTACTGCTAACAAAATTTGATTCGTTGTCATTTTAATTTCCTTTTTAAGTTTTTAACTTGACCCATATTTCATAATACGGATCGTACCGCCACCCTAGTGGAGGATCCAATGGATTGTAAAATTCTGGATGTGTTTGCGGAGTCATTTTAGGAGCATACCTTTGTTGGTATTCTCTGGCAATCATTGATCTAGTATCTCCATCTATATACTCGTCAGCATACATGCCGTCTATTAATTTTTCAAACTCCATATTAAATGTTCAATCCTTTCGTGGTATCTAAATTCAACTACAGCTTCGCCAGGTCCTGTCCACATTGCTATCCCCTCATACGCATAACATAACCATAACCATCGACCAGTTAAGGCACTGCGTTTGGGTCGCCATAAAAATCTCAAACGCCAAACAGCACGATTTCGAAACGGCTCATCCTTCCAATTCATTCCGGGTATTGGCAATCAAGTACCCCATTCATTTTTAAACAACGGCACCTGTAATCGATCACTGTATCTCAGTCCGTGTTTCATTGCCAACAATGCTACATTACGATTGTTCATTGCGTAAACACTTTCTACGCCGCCCACCGGCATTAGATAAACGTGTCCTTCGAATCCAGCGGCGCGATATTCTTCAGTAGCACGTTCAGCATCTGCAAAGTCTCGTTCCGTGGCAATAACAAACTTCAAATATGCTGTACCAACTTGTTCGTATTCACAAACCACTTCTGGTAGAATTGCTTCTTCCCACCGCTCGCCACTACAAGGAAGTTTGGCGCTGACACTGAATGTGATTTCACGTTGTGCTCTCCAACGCTGTAGATATTCTTTGAACTCTGGTGTAAGTTTTTGAGTACCGTTGGTTTCAAATGTAATTTCTTTAAGACCATGCATACTGTTATGATCTAACAATTCTGGATAAGCACGTTGCCAGCCCAACAGCGGTTCACCACCTGTGATAACCAAATGTTCATCACGCCATTCACCGTGCGGAAGTATTTCCATAATACGTTCTGCAATAGCATCTGTGGTAAGCACAGGACTTAGGTCTTTAAAACTAGGATGCCAACTGGCATAGCTGTCGCAACCTGTGCTGACTAAAGGTAAATCTTCATATTTGTTATATAGATGTGCAACCTCACCAAGTTCTTCGGCTTCTCTGCTCAGTTCACCACGTGGCATACCAAAGCCTGCACATTTAAAGTTGCATCCAAACACACGTAAGAACACTGATGGTACACCCATATAGCGTCCTTCGCCTTGAACACTATAAAATAATTCTGCTATTTTTAATTTACTCATTGTTAACCTTTATTGCAATGCCTCTGAATGCATAGTCTACAGCATTATCTCTTTGGAATACTTTATCAAAACTACTGTAGTGTTGATTAAATTCGTCTGGAGTCAGTTCAAAATGATCAATGGGCTCTTTGCTGTCAGCAATGGCCTTTTTCATTTCTTCTAACAAACTGGGTTTTCTATAATGTATTTTCATCTCCACCAATCCTCCCAAGGAAAAACAATCCACATATCTTCTTCGGCTTTATTTAGATCAACTGCTGAATAACTAATTTTTAATTCACTCTTACTGGCTTCGTTGTCTACTAATGCAGCAATACGAACATTGTCGTTCCATATACAATCCCATCTTTCATGATCATTAGGAAAACAACCAGATTGCCAATCTTGTTTAATCCAGTTTAGTGTAGCACCCGAATCATTAATATCGTCCACAATAAGAATTTGTTTACGACCGTCACCGGATGCCATTGGATCAAACACTTTATAACCGTATGCATCTTCGGCCATCCATAGATTGCTTTCTGGTCCGTGTTCATTATCTCGTAAACTTACTTTAAGACATTCCATTGGAACTTCTAAGTATTGACTGATAAGTGTTGCTGGCACAAGTCCGCCACGTGTGAGACCCACTACATAATCAGGGCGCCACGCATCACGCTGTAGCTGACGTAGAATTTCATGTGTTTGTTTTTCAATATCTTGCCAGGTATAGTATATTTTCTTCATATGCTATTATACAGCAGTTTACCGCTGTTTGTCAATTATCTTGTGAGCCATTCGGGGTTGTTGATATACCAATTGACTGTTTCTGTTAGACGTTCTTTGTAGGAATTGGGTGCTTGCCAACCTAACGTGTATAGGCGGCCCGGATCAACACTGAAACACAAGTCGTGTCCGGGACGGTCAACTGGAACCAACCGATATTGTAATTCATGTCCTATTATCTGTGCAATCTGTTGGGCAAATTCAAGATTATTGATAAATTTATCTCCAGCACTGTTCCATTTTTCACAACGGGTCAATTGTGTTGTTAAGATGAATCGGGTATGACTGGCTACATCTCCAGCATAAAACCAACGGCGCCCGCCAATCCGATCACTGGGCCCTACATGTATGTCTAGGGTTTCGTTGTTGAGTAATTTGCGTATGATGATTACAGGCAAACGATTGCTTTGGCAACGTGGACCAAAGGTGTTGTTGATGTGTATGACACTAACGGGAACATCAAACGAGTTGGCATAGGCTAGACACAGTTCTTCACCAGCAGCTTTGCCGGCCGCATAGGGACTGTTACTGTTATAGGCATCGGTTACTAGGCTGTCTTGACCAATGGGCACAGGACCATATACTTCTCCCGAACTGTAGTAGACAAATCGGTCAACACCGGTGTGGCGAGCGTGTTCCAACAAGTTTAGTGTGCCCAACACATTGTCCATAATGGATGCGGTAGGGTCGCTCAAGCTGTCGGCCGCGCTAGGATTAGCTCCTGCATGTAATACGATATCAGCTTTGGGAAGATTGGCGCAAGAATTTTTAATATCGTGTTCAATGATTTCAATGTCATTGACAAATTCTTCTAGTCTAACCATGTTGGTTGATCCAGGCCGCACTACACAGACCACACGATGATCCTTGACAAATTCCTCCACTAGGTAGTGGCCAATAAATCCATTAGCACCAGTGATTAATACTGTTTTCATGGCGTGTATTTGTAAACAGTATCAGAATGTTCGTGCATAATTTCTTGATAGCCTCGATCACTGAGAAACTTGTCAAACGTAGGTTTATCAACACCGTATCTGGCAGACCATGCATCAAACCACTCTACTATGATTACAGGATGATATTGTTCAATGGTATGAACAGCACCTTGTAAAGCAAAATACTCATAGCCTTCTATGTCCAACTGAATAAGATCACACCCGGGCAGATTCAGGTCATCGACTCGCACAGTGGGTATATTGCCTTTTTGTCCCACATGCATGCCACCTGCTTCTAGACCATCATCACTAACGTGTCCATCTAATTCTATAAAGATTTTTTCTTTACCCAGGCATGCTTGAGTCTTTATTACATTCCTGGGGCTGTTCAATGTAAGGCACAGGAAGTTTGTTGGATCTGGTTCAAATGTATACACTGTGTTAAACCACTTTGCATATTCTCGAACATATTGTCCACAATTTCCTCCAGCTTGAATCATGATATTACGATTGGGAATATGATCCATTAATGTTTTTAAAAACTCCGGCGTTACTGGAAAGTCATGCATGGCCCTCCAGGTTCCTTGATCATATATGGGCCAAAATATAGGCTCAAAGTTTGGCAACTGATCGGATGTTCTAATCTCGATAATGTTATTCAATTCTTCGTTGGTCATGTTCTTCTCACATTTAAATACGCCGGCCGATCACTGTATAAAAACTCCGGCCATATGGATTCTAATTCAGCTATGCTGTTAGGCTGATAGATCTTGATATTAGGAAATACCGCAACAGCACGAGCGGCATCTTCGGCCCAGTGACTGAATCCCAAGTGTCCATAGTCCTGATCACGGCCCACACCCACTAACTTGACCGGGGCCAGCTCATGATCTAAGTAGTTGCGTAGCCATTCATACGGGCGAAAAATTACAAACGGAGTAATGCTGTAGCACACAGGTATCTTGCCACAATGTGTAAGTCCTACCGCGGTGCCCAACATAAGTTGTTCTGCGGCACC